GGTGGGGGCGGCGGTCATGCGTTTGTGAGTGATCCGACTGCACAGCAGGCAGTGCGGTTGGCGATGGAGCTGAAAGCAGTCACGCTGGATGACGGCTGGACGCTGAGGTGGCCGGAGCGGTGGTTGAAGGTAGTCAAGTGCGCGTATGAGAATTGCTATCCATACGAAGCTCGGGCGATGCGGTACTACTACGATGGGCATACAGCAGTGAGGACGGGGGAGCAGTACGGGATGGACCAGAGCACGGTCTATCGTATCCGCGCGGAGTTCCTGCACCTCGCGACGGAGCTGGCGTGTCAGTATGGTCTTGTACGTGTTGTGAGCGATGAGGAGCTGAGAGCATAGATTAGATAGTTGGTCGTGAGAGCGGCCAACTTTTTTCTTTTGAAACTTTGCAAGTTTTGGGGCTGAAAAGCATGGTATTATATAAGCATAGGCTTGCGAAAGTCGAAAGCGTTGAGTAAACTCTCCACGAGTAACAACGGATAAGCCGCAATCGCGGCTTATTGTGCCGATGGTGTACGAGGTATCACGCTGCGTAGCATAGCGCAGAGAAGCGGGTTCAAGTCCCGCAAGGCACTCCAATAGCCAACCCCCCCCATTATGCCGATTCTCTTTCTCAGCGGCATTTGTTAAACCTCCTTTTTATAATTTCTTATCTCTTACACACGCGAGGACCTGCCGTAATCACAGGTCCTCGTCGTGTATCCGGGGTGATTTACGACGGGCAAGAAGCTGACACAGCACGACATACGCAAAATGGAGCGCAAGAAGAAAGAGCAGACGGAGTGGCGCGGGCTGATAAAGCTCGTAGACCTCATCGATATGTGCTTGTATCTCAAGTCGCGCGAGTGGGAAATCGTAGAGCCGCAAGGGGACGAGCTGATACACGCCAGACGCGACGGCATGCAGATTGCGTACAGATGGGATGCAGAGAAGAAGCATATCGTCTGCGGGCGGCATGAGATGGCCCTCGCGTACTGCTACAAGATTTTTTATCGCGACGCATGGGAAGATAATTTGTAAACTTTGCAAGTTTTGTGGCCGATATATGCGATATACTAATAGAGTAAGCTGCTATTGAGATAGCGCGCACCTATTTAGGGTGTATATATGTAAGAACCGAAAGGGACTAGTCAAGTGGCTAGTCTTTTTTCGTGCGCAATGTAAAATTGGAGGGATTTATATGCTGCGAGTGTTTGTGTCACAGCCGATGCGCGATAAGACGAATGAAGAGATCAAGAAAGAGCGTCGTGAAGCAATCGAGCACGTGAAAAAAGAAGTAGGCGAAGATGTAGAAGTAATCGACTCATTCTTTGAAGACGCGCCGCATGATGCAAAGCCGCTGTGGTTCCTCGGAAAGTCATTCGAGCTGCTCAGCTCGGCCGATGTAGTGGTCTTTATCGGCAACTGGCACGACTACCGTGGATGCAAGATGGAGCATGAGGCTGCAAAGCAGTACGGCATCAAAGTCATGTACTTCGACGAGAAGCCGGTGGAGTCTGGCAGCTTCACCGTGGCGGGCGTATGAGCGAAGATATGACGATGCTGTCGCTGATCGCGCTGACAGCTATCTGCGTAGCTGCTACGACGGCGGCGATTATCGCGATGTAGGAGGATGTGAGATGGAATGAAGTACAGAAAGAGGCCTGTCGTGATTGAAGCGTACCAGACGGATAAAGAGATGGTCATCCATACGCTGGAAGGCGATCATCACGCGTCGGTAGGTGATTACATCATCACTGGTGTACACGGTGAGCAGTATCCGTGCAAGCCGGACATCTTCGCAGAAACGTATGAGCCGGTGGAGGATGTATGATAGCTTCTTGTGTGGCGTGCGTGATGGCGGCTATCATCGTCGCAGTGTAGGAGGATGTGAGATGAATGAGCAGCAAGAAAGTGGGTAGGCGCGGAAAGTACGAGGATTGGCTTACTGAGGACGGCCTGCTTAAGGTGCAGGGATGGGCGCGCGACGGGCTCAGCAATGAGCAGATTGCGCATAACATCGGCATCAACAAAGACACGCTATACGAATGGCAGAAACGCTTCTCCGATTTTTCCGACGCTCTTAAAAAGGGCAAAGAAGTTGTTGATCGCGAAGTCGAGAATGCACTGCTTAAGCGTGCGATGGGCTACGAGTACGATGAAGTCACGCAGGAGCCGGTCACAGACAAGGATACAGGCATCACAGAGATGCGCGTAACGAAGCGCGTGACGAAGCAGATTGTACCGGACGTAACGGCACAGATATTCTGGCTCAAGAATCGTAAGCCGAACGAGTTCCGCGACAAGCGTGATGTGGATCTCTCCGGTCACGTAGAACTGCCGGTCGTCTTGCGTGATGACATCGGGATTGATGACAAATGAGCGCGATGAGACGCCGAGAGATATCTCTCTCAGATGTGGTCGGCGGCGGATATGAAGAATTTTGGCGTACTTGTGTGCGCTATGCTGTTTTAAAGGGCAGCCGTGCGAGCAAGAAATCGACAACGGCGGCACTCAAGATCATCACGCGCATGATGCAGTATCCACTTGCGAATACGCTCGTCGTGCGCAAGACGGCCAGCACGCTCAAAGACTCGTGCTTCGCGCAGCTGAGGTGGGCGATACATCGCCTTGGGGTAGACAAATACTGGAAATATCGCGTGTCTCCGCTGGAGCTTGAGTATATCCCGACCGGGCAGAAGATACTTTTTCGCGGCATGGATGACAGCATGAAGATCACGTCTATCACCGTGCCACGCGGTATTTTGTGCTGGGCATGGCTTGAAGAAGCATACGAGTGCGACGAAGAGGACTTCAAGTATCTCGATGAGTCGCTTCGAGGCGAGCTGCCAGAAGGCTACTATTTTCAGTGGATTATCACGTTTAACCCTTGGGACTCGTCTAGCTGGCTGAAAGCACGCTTCTTCGACGCGCCGCATGACAATGTACTGGCGATGACTACTACGTACAAATGTAATGAGTGGTTGTCGCCGGAGTCTTTGGCGATGTTTGAGGAGATGCGCAAGACGGACCCGGAGCGCTACAGGGTTGCCGGGCTCGGCGATTGGGGCTTGGCAGCTGGGCAGTTCTTCAAGTCGTGGCGCAGTGATCTTCACGTTATCGAGCCGTTCGAGATACCCGGCACGTGGATGCGGTTCCGCTCGATGGACTGGGGCAGCACGCATCCCTACGCCTGTCTGTGGTGGGCGGTTGATTACGACGGCAATATGTACTGCTACAGAGAGCTGTACGGCTGGGGCGGCAAGCCGAATGTCGGCACAGAGGAGACAGCAAAGCAGGTTGGCGAGCGTATCATCAAGCTGGAGAAGCGCGATGAGGATGTAATGTATGGTGTACTCGATAGTGCGTGTTGGGCAAAGACCGGTGTCACGGGGCCGACGATAGCGGAGGAGCTGAACGATGTGCTCTTCTCACATCGTCTGGTGACGTTCGGCAAATGCTCGAAGGGGCGCGTCGAGGGCGCCAATGCATTCAAACAGCGGCTGATCGGGCGCAAGGGAAAGGACGGCAAGCGCAAACCCGCCATCTATTTCTTCGCGTCTTGCATCCACTCTATCCGTACAATACCAATGCTCGGCTACGACAAACACAATCCCGAGACGTACGACACAACGGCAGAGGATCACATCATGGATGCCGTTGCCTACGCATGTCTCAGCCGCCCGTGGTCGCCGGAGGAACCCGAGCCGGAGAAGCCGCGTGACAGGTGGCGCAGGGAGCATAAGCCAAGCGTTTGGACCGTGTAATGTACATGGTGCAAGGACATAAACCAAACATAGTATCAAAAATCCCCGGGGAAATACTTTCCCGTGTACAGTGTGAAAAGACATTGAAGGTGGTGAGAGAATGAGCGATGAGAATACGGAAGCCGAGGCGTTGCAGCAGGATACGCAAATCGGCAAGTTCCGGCAATGGTTCCGCGAGGCTGTAGACGCGGCGGCGGACTGGCGCGATGAAGCACGCGAGGACTATGAGTTTGTCGCGGGCAAGCAGTGGACGGATAACGACAAGGATGCACTGGAAGCGTCCGGCCGCCCGGCTATCACGATCAATCGCATCAAGCCGCTTATCAATGTCTTGTCCGGCTATCAGCGGCTCAACCGCTACGATATCGACTTCCTGCCACGCACGAGCGACGATATCAATATCTGTCAGGTGCGCAAGGGCATCACGAAGTACATATTGGATGAGTGCGGATATGACGGCGAAGAGTCGGCGGCTTTTCTCGATGCGGCTATCGGTGGCCTCGGCTGGCTGGAAGTCGGCTACAAATTCCGCGACGACATGCTCGATGGTGAGGCGTTTGTCAAGCGCGAGGATCCTTTCGGCGTCTACGTAGACCCGGAAGCGCACAAACTGGATTTCTCCGATGCAAAGTACATCTGCCGCGCGAAGTGGGTGGACAAGGACGAGCTGGAGGAGATTTATCCAGAGCACAAGGGCGATATTGAGGCGCAGTACGCTGTCTACGACTCCGCTGAGTTGGAGGACGGGCGGCAAGAGGACCCGCTCTGGTACAAGAAGGAGCTGCAAAAAGTCAGGCTCGTCGAGTGCTGGTACAAGGTAAAAGAGCGCCAATCGCTCTACATCCTGTCGGATGGCACGACGGTGGCGCAGCCTGATGTGACGCCGGAGATGATTCTGAGCGGACTTATCGAGGGCGAGCGCACAGTCATGATTACAAAAGTGCGTGTTGCGGCATTCTGCGACCGCATCTTGCTCGAAGATATGGAAAGCCCATATCAGCACGGCGAATTCCCTCTCGTACCAATCACGTGCTACTACTTCGGAGAGGACGACCTGCCAGCCGGATTCGTGCGTGACCTCAAGGACCCGCAGCGCGAGATTAATAAGCGGCGCATCCAGACGTTGCACATCCTAAATACGTCTGGCAACGGCGGCGGCTGGATGGAAGCCGATGCGATGACGCCGGAGCAGAAAAGCGACTTCAAACGCAACGGCAACGTGCCGGGCCACTTCTCAGAGGTCCGCCCGGGTGCAATCGCACAGGGCAAGATCATGGAACGCAATGTGCAGCAGCCACCTGCTGCAGTCATTCAAGCTGAGGGACAGGCTACGGCGGACCTTACTGCAATCAGTGGCATCAACGAAGCATTGATGGGTACGGATATCCCGTCGAGCTCGTCTGGCCGTGCAATCGAGCTGAAGCAGAAACAGGCTATCACGCACATCGCGCCGATGTTTGACCATCTTCGTGACGCCAAGAAGAAGGTGGCCTACCTCTTGTGGGGAAAGCGTGGGTACAAAGGTGTTATCCCGCAGTTCTACACGGAGGACAAGGTTTATCGCGTTGAGGGCACGAATGGCCAGCAGTTTATCCGCGTCAATCAGCAGGTCATCCAGACGGACCCGCTCGGTAACGCTATCCATGCTACGCTCAACGACTTGTCGCAGGGCGAGTTCGATATCGTCGTTAGTGATACACAGGCAAGCACGACACAGCGACAGGCACAGATGTGGGGCCTCGTCGATGCGGTCAAGAACCTCGGCGTGCCAGGCGATATGATCTTCGACATCATCATCGACCTCTCAGACCTGCCGAACAAAGAGGATATCAAGCAGCGTTGGCAGCAGCGTCAGCAGGCGCAGCAGCAGACTGCACAGCAGCAGATGCAGCTTGAGATGATTAAGAACCAAAACATGAACCAGAGTATCGCGTTCAAAGACGCGCCGCTCCCGATTCAGTTTGCGATGGCGGCGAAGCAGGGGCTTATTGACCCGCAGATTGCGCAGTATGCCGTCAATGTTATGGTGCAGCAGATGTTCCCGCAGCTCGCTCAGCAGATGCAGGCGCAGGCCGCACAACAGCAGCAGGCACAGGCGATGCAGCAACAGCAGCTCGCACAAGCGATGCAACAGCAGCAACAGTCTCAGCAGCCACAGGCGGGCGGTAATGCGATGACGCAGGCCGCAATGCAGAGTCTTATGGCTGGGCAGGGGCCTGCGATGTAAAGGAGAGATGAGACATGGCAACGCGCATGGTGCGCAAGACCGTGCCGGAGGCTGATACGCCAAAGGCACCAATGCCGGACACACCGGCAAAAGATAAGGCTGAGGACTTCAACCAGCATTGCATTGACCTCGGCATCAAGATTTGTGACGACGTAATGCACGGCAATGCGGGCGACCGTTACAAAGCCGTGGATGCAATCGTCGCACTCTACAACGTAGTTAAATGAGCGCATTGCGCTTTATTTATATTTTTCGAGCCGCCATCGACAAGGGCGTACTCGTCACCGCACGTTAACGGAAAGGAGCCATAGACATGGACAACAACGACGAAAAGATTGTAGTGGACGAAGCACAGGACGCAGTAGAAGAGCAGCAGGAGCAGAAGGAAGCGATTCCCGACGAGCTGGCAGGGCTGTCTGAGGACACCGCCCGCGAGATCATGCAGGAAGCTGGTCAGGACGAGAACACGGAAGACGAAGGAGAGGAACAGGGCAATGCACCTGACGAGTCTCACGCTGAACAGGACAGCGACAACAAACCTGTAGAAGAGGCAGCACCTCTCCCAAACACCAAGATTCCGTATGCTCGCTTCAAGCAGGAAGTGGATAAGCGCAGACAGCTGGAAGAGCGGCTTGCCGCACTGGAAGCCCAGCAGAAGCAGGCAAAGCCCACCGGCAATGTCCAGCAGGAACAGCCGCAGGCACCGGCACAGGAGGTACAGCAGCCACCTGCACCGCAGCTCAGATTTACACCAGATGTGCAGAAAGCATTTGACGCTACCGTCGACAAGCAGGCCATGACTATGACGGGGCTGAGCAAAGATGACGTTGACGCCATGGAATACATGGACGACGACGATCCGCGTAAGACGCAGTATCAGACTGCAAGGAAGTATGCAGAAGTAGCTATCATGCAGCAGATTTACGCAGCACAGCAGGAGCAGCAGAGACGCACTAGGGTATTCCTCGATAACCACAAGAAGAATATCGATGGTTACAATACTTTTGCACAGCAGGAGATGCAGGAGCCGGACTTCGAGCAGACAAAGGATTTCGCGACGAATGAGTTCTTCGAGAGCTTACCGGCATCCCAGCAGCCTGTCATTGCAGGGGCGTACGCTCGTATCGAGCGACAGACTGCGAACATCATGCTCATTCAGAACTATTTCAAGAGCGCAAAGGCGGCATACAGGAAGAAGAATCCTGCTCAGGCCGCCCGCAAGAACACGACGAAGCAGAAGATGAAGCAGGCAGTGAGTATGCCTCGCGCAGGACAGGTTGACGGTACGTCTGGCTACAGTGGCGCCGTCACTGGCGAGACGCTTGCAGAGATGATGCGGACTACACCGTGGGGCGATATCCCCGAGCAGTACCGTAGCATGATTCTCTCAACGGCGACGCCAGCAAAATAATCCTGCGTGGCCTCATGGCCCGAAAGGATGAACAGAAATGGCAAATACTACTATCACGATTGCGCCGGAGCTTGTACAGCAGGCATGGGCAAAAGACACGTGGAAGGCTGGTGTAGAGCAGACTTTCTTTGATAAGTTTACTGGCACCAGCGCAGATTCGATTGTGCAGGTGCGCACGGAGCTTCAGAAGGGCGACGGCGATACCATCAATATCCCGCTGCTGATGAAGCTCAAAGGGGAGGGCGTCACTGGCGATAATCAGCTGGAAGGCAACGAGGAAGCGCTGATTTACCGTAACTTCAAGGTTACGATTGACCAGCTCCGTCATGCCGTTCGCCTTCAGGGCAAGATGGATGAAAAGAAAACGCAGATCAATATGCGCAAAGACGCGAAGATGGCGCTGTCTTACTGGCTGGCCAATACCATCGACGGCAAGATTTTCAAGGCACTCTCGACGGACCCGACGAAAGACCGCGTATGCTTTGCGGGCGGTAAGTCGTCTGAGAATGCAATCACAGCTGATGATAAGTTCACGGCGGACATTATCGGTAAAGCTAAGCGTATTGCTATGGCCGATAAGAATACGATGATCCGTCCGGTCAAGGTCAACGGCCACGACACCTATGTGCTTGTCATTGACCAGTACCAGGCGCGTGACCTGATGGCCGACGAAAAATGGCTTAACGCGCAGCAGTATGCGAATGTTCGTGGTGAGAAGAACCCGATCTTCTCCGGCGCACTCGGCATGTACGATGGTGTCGTTGTCCATCAGAGCAACGATATCATTCGCGAAGCAAAGGGCGCAACGGACACGCTGACGTCCCATGCACTCTTCCTTGGTGCGCAGGCCGCAGTCCTGGCCGTAGGCGACAATCCGACTTGGAATGAGGATGACTTTGATTACCACAATCAGGTTGGCTTCGAGTTTGGCCGCATTTTCGGCATTGCAAAGACGCAGTTCAAGTTCGACGGCACGAACCTGACGGACTTTGGCTGTGTTAACGTCATCACGTCGTCGGTAGCAGATTAAGATATGGATTCATGGGCAGGAGTGATTAGGCTCCTGCCTTTTTGTTTGAAGGTGGTGAGACTGTGCTGACAGCAAGCAATATCATTGAAAAAGTGCGATGGAATGTCAACGATCAGCAGGAGACAGGGTTTTCAGATGAGATGTTGTTGGGGTTCATCAATGACGGCATCCGGCTCTTGCGCCGGACAATCATGGACACAAATCCAGATTTGCTTCAGGACTATGACTACATCGGCACTCTGCCAGCTGGCGTGCCCCGCATTGCACTTACAGATGCATCGTCCGTGACGGTACGGCTCTCTCGCGTCATCGAGGTGCGCGTGGGCGGCAAGGCGATTCCGAGCGAGGACAGGCGCAGGATTCGCGACTTGAGCCGAACAGGTTTGCCGATATGTTACTACGTAATCGGCAACAGCACGCTCGGCGTTTATCCGGTGCCGGACGAGGATATGGATATCGAGGTTGTCGGCATCGAAGACCAAGAGTTGCTGACAAGTATGCAGGATGTTTCTCCGTTTCCGAACGAGTTGGACGACTTCCTCGTCGAGTATGTCGGCATCCGTGCGAAGTTCACGGACGAGTTTGACCAGTCTCAGGAATCGCAGCTATTTGCACAAATCACGCAGCAGATTGAGGCGTATGCGCTCAACATGCTTCCGTCTGGCGTTACGGTCAATGGTGTGTGGGACAGGCCAAGAATCCGCAGGGACTACGGAAGGACTGAGATTCTATGAGGATTTCAAGCGAACATGCAAACCAGCAGACAGTAAGATTCTCGGACTTCTCAGGTGGCTTGAATACGACGGACGCGCCGGAAAGTATCGCGGAAAACGAACTGTCACGTTCCATCAATGTTGAGATATACAACGGACAGCTCAAGACGGTGGCAGGAGACCGCGCCGTATACAAGTCGTCTGACATATCATTCAACAACATCATCTACGATGCAATCGAGTCTAAGATGCTCCTCACGGATACAGACAGGAATGTCTACTTGCTTGAAGACGGAACGCTCACAAGTAAAGGGACGCTGACTGGTAAGTCGGAAGTCCAGTACGCAGCATGGGAAGACGGAGTCCTCATTGCTTCGGGCGGCAAGCTCCAGTATTATCACGGTGGCATGCTTGAGACGATTGCCAATGCACCGGATGTATGTCGCGGTGCATTCATCAAGCAGGGTCGCGTGTGGACATTCTACGACGATGTGCTGAAATGCTCCGCCATAGGTGATGAAACAGCCTGGACAAATGACTCAAATGATTCTAGCTCTTCTCAGTGGCTGCAAGTCGGCTATAAGGATGGCGGTAAGATTGTCGGCGTCTGCTCACTGTCGTCGGATATCTTGATCTTCAAGGATAACCACCACGCTTATCATCTAGCTGGGGCTTTCCCAAACTGGACATTATCTGAGATAGGCAGGCAGATTGACTGCAAGAGCTATCACGCTTGCGTCGCACTCGGCAACAGCACGTTGGCTCTTGGGCGGGCGAAGATGCAGGCTGTTAGTGTCACCGACGATTACGGCGACATGATGGCAAGAGATATCAGCCAGAAGATTTATCGGGATATCATAAGCCTGCCGACGGTGCGCCTGCGGTACCTGCCAAGCCTCAACCAAGTATGGTTACTGGGCGGCACGAGGTCGTTTTTATTTCTCGATGCAAACACAGGTGGGTGGTTCACGCGCAAATACAACGACTACGTAATGGATGCAGTAGAAGCGGACGGCTCCATCTATTTCTTGAAGCATGACGGTTTGTACGTACTTGATGCGTCTTTGCAGAGTGACGATGGCAATACTATGCTATGGCGTTTTAAGCCAAAGACGCTGGTGTCAGATAATAACTATCTGATAAAGCGTGTTCGTATTGATACGACGCCTTTTCATGTAAGCTATGCTAGTGAAGCGCTGTATGTAGGACGTGTAAGACTAAGTATTACGCAACCAGAGAGTGCAGAATGTATTTATGAGAATTCGGGGACCATATACAACAGTGAGCTAGGCGTACTCGCAATACAATCAAGGGCTTTGGAGACAAACACGGAAGAGGTGTATCTTAGCCCAGAAGAACTTCTTGATAGTGAGTTACCTCTTGTCTTGCAAAGCACATACCGGTCGGAGACGAGATGTGTGGACCGCGAAAAAAGCATCCACACATCGGCCTACGGGAGTGGAGGCGTCACTGTATTCAATTCGATAGCTTTTGACATAGTAGAGGTGTAATGATGGCAAAACTAACTGAGAAAAATATACTGGACTATCGTCTAGGCGGCGATAAACTAAGCGACTTTGCTTTGAAATATATGGCTGAGATCCCGAGAATCTACCAGTTCTTGAATAACATCAGGACGCATGACTCGGTAGGCACGGAGCAGGTGGAGCCGGAACCGTATCAGATTAAGGTTGAAGATGATAAATTTTATGTCCGCAACAAGGCCAACGATGCGTGGCTGTACCTTTTCGACGTCGCAAAGAACGGCGGTATGCGGTCTGACTCGTTCGGCAAGCAGTCTGCTGGCAGTATCTCTAGCCGCCCGCAGGTCGGCAATACGTCTGGTGATGTGTACTGGGACACGGATAATGGTCGTGTCTATATGTGGCAGTCTGATGCATGGCACCTTATCTTGAGCCTGCATATCGATGACCTCATCGGCCATGATGACGTGCTGACGAAATCCGATCTGTCTGTCCCCGAAACGGGAGCGTTGGCGACCGCACCAAATAAGCTTGTGCCACTCAATGCCAATGGTGTCCTGCCCGTCAATGTGTCGGGCAACGCGGGGCAGCTTGCCGGGGTTAATGTGCAGATCAACAAGCTGCAAGATGGACAGGTACTCACTTTCCGCACGGCGTCGAATGTGTGGCGCAATGAGGATAAAGGCGTCGTCGGCGCGGGCAAGGCGCTCGCCATCAAAGACGGCGATACGCTTCTGGCTGAATTCTCTGGCGATGAAGCGGTCGAATTTGATACGGGGCGCACCGCGCATGAGAATGACGAAAATGCTCACGCCAAGGCTTTTGCAAAGCATAATACGTCAGCAGATGCTCACGCCAATATCTTCGAGAAAGTACAGAGCATCGCGGCGGCCCATATGTACAATTTCTACTATCGGAGCGGTCAGTTCCATACCGATGCAGCTACGCGTACTGCACTGGTGTCTCCTACGTACATCCTCGTCAATGTAGGTGGTAATGGCTATGAGTCAAAGGCAGCTATCACGCTGGATATCTCTAAGGATGCCGCGTGGGATACAGCTGCGCAGGAGTGGCAAGCCTCGCACGCTTATGCGGTCGGCGATGTGGTCTATCCTACATCCGGGCATACGACATACTATTACCGATGCATAACGGCAGGTACAAGCTCTACACTCACGCCGTCTTTCCCGACTACGCTCGGCAGCACGTACAACGATGGCAATGTTGTTTGGGAATGCCAGCTTGACTACACGCAGGCTGTGAACCGTAAGGGCAAGGACTTCTATGTCTATGCCTGCGCCGACGGCGATGCGCTGAAGCTGGTTGTGTCGCCGAACAGTACTGTACCGACAAAGTACACAGCAGACAGCTCTCGCAAGATTGGCGGCTTCCATTGCCTGTGCGCGGACGTCGGTACGATCAGCGGCCATGCGTTATCGGGCTACGTCGCTGGCGATATCCTGCCTGCATCGGTCTGGGATTTGAAGTTCCGTGCCACATCCGAGAATGAGGGTATGGTATGGGACGGCAGTCAGTGGGTCGATATCTATCTTGATTCGTGGAACGGCTCAAGCCTCGTGTCCGCATATGGCGGCGTCGTAGCGGATGGTTACAGCACAAAACCTTTTCACGGTGAGCTTTTCGTCGAGGAGTTTGCGAAGGTAAAGAAGCATCTGATTTCGCGCGACCAGTATGTCGCATTTGCGAAGGGTTCCAACGAGAAAACGAACATCAAGGGGTCGGCTGACGCGAATACGACGGGCGGCCATGTAGATACAGCAGGCAGGCGCATGATCTCAAATATCGGCTGCGAAGACTGCTGTGGCTGGATGTGGCAATGGACGTCTGATATAAGCGGCCACCCAAATGCATCTGCGAGCAACAGCGATATGCCTGGCGCTGTCGGGCAGACGTCCAGCTCCGAAGGCGACCATTGGCTTATCGGGTATGGATGGCAAGATGATGGACGCAGTGTCGCAAACATCAATATTGACGGCTCTACAAACATCTACGGTCATTCTTATGGCGCGCTGTCCCGTGCTCTTGTCGGCGGTGGGTGGGTCGACGGGTCGTCTTGCGGTTCGCGCTCGGTCTTTCTGGATCTCTTGTCGTCTTTCCGGAGTGGCGACCGCGCGGGGCGGGGTGCGTCTGAGCCGAGGGCCGCTATCCTCTAGTCGCGTGGCCCGGCGGGACGCCGGGTCGCAGGTCGAGCGGCTTGATTTTTTGATTTTATCAATTTGTCTGTAATCGTCCATCTGGACTTTTTATAGAGGGCTTATGCACCGCCCGTGCTATTGTCGGCGGTAAGTGGGACGACAGGTCGTTTTGCGGTTCGCGCTCGGTCAATCTGAATAACTTGTCGTCTAACCGGAATGACGACAACGCGGGGCAGGGCACGTCTGATACGGGAGATAAAAAGCGTCTAGCCAAACATCCCTCGGCTGGGTGCATGAGCCTTGGCATAGCCAAAATACACAACGGGAGACGGGGCGGGCTAGTGTAGCCCTTGGCGAACGTCCGCCCCATTAAGGTGAAACTATGAAACGATATGGTGATTTCTTTACAAAGATAGTTGATATGGAAAATCTACATGAAGCTTACTGTAAGGCGTCCAAAGGGAAGCACTGGCAGCGGAATGTCCGAACGTATGACGCGGACCCGATACCGTGGCTGATGAAGCTGAAGGAATTGCTGGAGCAGGGGGCATTCCATACCGCGTCCTACACGACGAAGCAGATTTATGAGCCGAAAGAGCGGACCATCTACATCCTGCCATTTTACCCGGACCGCATCGTGCATCATGCGGTCATGAACGTGCTGGAGCCAGTCTTTGACAAGCTCATGATCTACGACAGCTATTCATGCAGGAAAGGGAAAGGGCAGCACGCAGGAAGCAGACGTTGCATGGAGATGGTGCGGCATAATCGTTACTGCCTCAAGTGCGATATCAGCAAGTTCTATCCATCTGTGAATCACGAGGTGCTGAAAAAGATATTGCGCCACAAGCTCAAAGACAAAAGACTCCTGGCCTTGCTGGATGATGTGATTGACAGTACGCACACGGACACGAATGTGCCAATCGGCAACTACTTGTCACAGTGGTTCGGCAATCTTTATATGAATGAGCTGGATACCTACACCAAGCAGCATTGGCATATCCGCGACTACATACGGTACTGCGATGATTTCTGCTTCTTCTCGAATGACAAAGACGAGCTGCGGAAGATTCGCGCAGAGTTGCCCGGTTATCTTGCTAACACACTGAAATTGAAGCTCAGCAAATGCCAGCTTTTCCCGACAGCTCAGGGCGTGGATTTTCTTGGATATCGTCATTTTCCCCGATATATCCTTGTGCGCAAGAAAACGGCGGCGCGCATCCGCAGGCACCTCCGTGAGGTGATGCATCTCCTGAAACAAGGCCGCATATCGCAGGAAACAGCAAAGGCGAAAGTGGCCAGCGCAAGGGGATGGGTACAGCACGCCAACGCGCATCATTACGCCGTTGCTAACCATATCGATGAGCTTTGGGAAGAGGTGAGCGGCTATGCATAGATTCAGCGATTTCGCCAAGGAAGAGAAAGGGATGGAAGGGGATAAGGTGAGCATCAGCGAGCTTTTCAACCAGACCATCGTCGTGCTGGCTTATCGGAAATTCGAGTCGCGAGCCGTAAAGGGAAAGACCTGCGTCGAGATCCAATTCAAGCTGGATGATAAGATTGGCGTCACCTTTACCAACAGTTCCGTCCTCGAACGGCAGCTAGACACATTCAAGGACATGATGCCTTTTGAGGCATCCATCAAGAAAATCCATAATTACTACACGTTCACGTGAGGAGGCACAAGCATGGTAGGATATCCGCATACACTGAACACGAGAGAAGATTATCTTTTCGTGAAAGCCAATTTCCCGAAAGAGAAATGGCAGGGAGACTTCCAGGACTTACTCGACAGTATGTACCAGTGGTATAACGTCGGCACGATTGCCGACGAGTCGGCGGGTGTGTCGGATGATACGCATAAGATTGTCATCGACGAAGACCGCAATACCGGTACGAAGACATATTACCAGTACGAGAAAAAGATGGACGAGCATTGCAAGCTCTTGCGCTTGGGCTTCACGGAAGCAGAAGTAAAGGCGGCACTGTCATGACGCGGACGTTTGAGGAATGGATTCGCATTTACGAGGATAAGACTCACAATCCATTCCGAAGGCACGAAGGCTTTTCGCTGATCTTCTTCCTGGAACGAGGCTTCTGCGAGGTTGCGTTTGAACCGAAGACGCAGATGGTCATGGCATATCAGCTATGCGGCGATGGCCGATTCTGGAAGCGTGTCATGGATTCAATGGCTATCGTCTCAGGCTATAGCCATTGCGGGGCTATCTGCATCCGACACATCAAGCCGTACATTCGCTTCTTTGGCTTTCGCGTCGTGAAGGAAGAACAAACAACTGACGGTGTGCCAATCTACTATTGCGAGAACGCAGATGGCGAGAAAGCTCGATGCGCACCGGCATGGAAAGATACAGACGGCTATGCATACTACGTGACTTGGGAGGTGAAAGCATGGCAGACAAACAGCCAGCACAATCGGACGGATTAGAATATGTACCGCAGGAAATACGTGACCTCTTAAACAACTACCAGAACAACCCAAACAGTTACTCTGACAGACAAGCTATCTTCACGAAGCTCTATGGCAATGGCGGCGACCAGCGGAAACTGGCCGAGGCGATGGCTGTGAACGGAAACGCCGAAGGGTACCAGGGCTTGGCAAATCAGCTCAAACTTGCCTATCAGCCAGCAGGTGAGGACTCGATGCGGCAAGCACTCGCACGCAATCTATCCGACAAGAAGAACAAGTCCGTTCCAAATCTCAACGCCGTCGAGAACGGCGATACATCACAGCAGCAATCGACACAACCAAACTCAGCATGGAACGCGGCGGGAATCTATGGTAATCTCCCACAGAATCAGAATAGTGCTTTGTCGTTCCTCATGAAATAAGGAGGCAAGTAATGGGATTCCTTCACACAGGAAAAATCATCAGCCCCGACATGCGATCACTAGATGATCGCGTTTACCGCAGATATTTCCGGCACTGTCGTTTCAAGGGCGGCGGCAGTACGACGGTCAACAACACATCGACATACACACCGACAGAATACGAACTTCAGTTACAGAAAGCGCAAGCACAATATGCCAATGCTATATCGCCAAACAGCTTGTGGTTGAATGACACGGCCCGCAACATCTTGCAGAATTCTATCGGCGCAGTACAGGTTGACTTCAATGGTCTGAACAATGCGGCGCAGAGTCAAATCAATCAGGCACAGCAGGGCTACAACAACTTGGCACAGGGAAAACTACCTGAGGCTTACTTGCAGAACATGCAGGACGCTATCCAGAGCGGCGTACAGAACAGCTATGGTAAGTTGCTCAACTGGTCGGCGCAGAATGGCGTTCTGAATAGCTCGGTCACGTCACAGGGGCTCAATGATATCAGCAAGAATGTGTCTGATACAATGGCACAGAACTATAACAATAATATCAGCCAGCTCAGCAACATCTATGGCAATCAGATTAACAGCGCGACGAGCGGTATCACAACGGCGGCGGCAGCACAGGAGGCAGCACAGCAACCAGCGCTTAACCTCTGGAACGCATCGCTCGGACTTAATGGCAGCACGACAAGCGCACTTGCGGCGGCTGCTGGCAAAGGCACAACTACCTCTTCTAGCACGCAGCGGACGAGTGGCGGAGGCGGCTTGCTTTCCGGCCTGATGGGAGGTCTGCTGTAATGGATGCTCAGTTACTCGGATTCCCCGACCAGAGTGAGGAACTGTACAAGAAGCTTCTCGCGCAGCAGGGGAACAATACATTGCAGAATGGCCTGCTCGGGTCTGTACCTACGCAGAATGTTACACAGGTTCCTACGCAGGTACAGGCGTCAAACATCAATCTGCCGAACGCTAGCGGCGTCGCGCAGAGTATGGCATCCCTCGGCTCTCAGCAACAGGCGCAAGCAATGAGCGGCAAGAACGCACTCATGAACCAGCGCGATTCGCAGATGCAGTCAACAACGGCGCAGGCCACACAAGGGGCGCAGGCCGCTCAAGCTCAACAGGCAGCCCAGCAACAGCAGCTTCTCAAGCTCGCCATGATGCTATTCAGCGGTGGTGGCTCGGGCGCAGGAACGTGAGGTGATAGGAATGGCAACAAATTACTTGAATGGAAATGCCGGATGGCAGATCAATAATGCCAGCGGCATGGCAGAACGGAACCAGAAGGACGCGACGACGTGGCAGAAGATGATTCAGATGCTTAACGCATCGCGCACGACAGACCCCGGCACAATGGTTGGCTTTGCACTTGGCAAGCTCTTGCGCGGAAGCTATGACCATATGATTGGCGCGAAGAACCGCGACGCGGCGGCAAAGGCGTCTAATGAGGATTTCGGCGATGGCTATGGCGGCTATGGTGGCGGCACAGGTGCGCCACAGTATGTGCGCGTCGGCTTCGACCCGAATAACAGTATCAGTATTGGCACGACACCAGACCGTAGTATCGCGTTCGGTCAGGAGACAAAAACAACGCCGACGAGCAAGATGCAAGCATACCAGGCCAGTGCGCCCGGCATGGGGTATGCATCAGAACAGTACCAGAGAGTATTGAATAACACGGCCAGCAACGCACAGCTCCGTCAGGGGCTTCTCGGCGCGTTGCAGAAGTCTCAGCAGAACGACCCGCTCTACTACATCAACAAGCTCGGCAATCCGAACGCGACGTTCTTTTAAGGAGGTATAAGAATGGCTGGTGGGCTTTTCACGATCAATACAAATCCATACAGCCGCGATAATGGGGCACGACTCGTGCCCTTTTTGTCGCAAGTGCAGGAACCTACTCCTGACCAACAGGCAGCTATTGCGGCAGGATTACAGACGGGACTCTTGGGCGGTACGGAGAAACAGGCACAGGCGGCGGCTGACGTAGCGCAGAACACGGTGAAGCAGGTGCAGCAGTCTCAGCAGGCACAGCAGAATGACCCGGTAAAATGGGCGGCTCAGCAGAACCGTAACGAGCTGATCCAGCGTGCCCTCTCCATGCAGGACGCATCGCCGGACCAGATGCGAGAACGCGACGTGCTCTACCCTCTCCCTATCGGAAATGGCAGGTGGGACTCCGGCAATATCTATCAGCGCCCATTCGTCAAGAACGACGACGGCACGACGAGCACGATGGTCTCGCAGGTGTTCACGGATGATAACGGCAACCACGTCATCATGAACGTCACGCCTGACGGGAAGATTCTCTCGGACGAGGATGCGCAGAAGCGTTACTACGAGGTGGGTGACAACGGTGTCGCGACGTTCGATAATCTCGACGATGCGCTCAAGTTCGATAATGCGCTGCACCCGCGCGAGGTCCAGCGCCTCAAGTATCAGAACGACCCTGCCGCTTTACAGCAGTACGCCTATGACTTGGAACGTGCCGATCATCCAGAATGGTTCGACCAGAGCGGCGCGTATATCGGCCAGCAGGCGCAACAGGCACAGCCTCAGACGGCGGCTGACGCAGTGACGCAGGCAACCTTGCAGGGAGCGGCAAAGGAACAGGCACAGGCACAGCAGCAGTATTCTATCCCGTTGCAGCAGGGTTCCCTCATTTCCGGCCTGCTCACGAATCCAACACCGACGATGGTCGATATCCCCGTCGCACAGGCTCGACAGAGTATCCCCGTGCAGGGAACACAGGATATGGCACAGGGACAGCGGCTCAGCGCGCTCGGGCGTGACCTCGCGAACCAGCTTATCCGTGCAAAGCAGATGTATGCTAAGGCTCAGAAGGACGGGAGCCAGCAAGGGATGGATGCGGCACATGCCGCCGCTCTCTCCATTCGCCAGAGCGCGGCGGCGGCTGGCATCGACCTCTCAGGCTTCGGCGCAGACAACACACAGCAGGACGCGGCACAGAATTTGCAGGATGACTACTACCGTGGCATCCAGAACGCGCTGTATGGCAATCTTGATGTTACGTCGGATGACTACTACAACCGCATCTATCAGGGACTCCGACAGCGCGGTTACAACGAGGATGTCTCCCGCAACGAAGCGGCGCGCCGTGCTGGCATCTATCAGGCACAGCGCATGTCTCAGTTGACGGACGCTCTTTACCAGTATGGACTCTCACCGCGCGGCAGTATCAACCAGATTGGCACGCGCCTGCTCGCGATGATGAGTGACGAGAACGCGAACAAGGCAAACTACTACGCGAACATGTTCGCTGGCCCGAAGCAGGACTATGCGTTTGACCGCCAGCAGGATACGGCCACGGCGCAGCAGGCATACAAGGAAAAGAACATGGCGACGAAGCAGGGCTATGACTTGCAGCAGATGCAGTACAAGACGCAACTGACAGAACATCTCAGAGAAATCGAGGGCAAGATCAAGATGGCTGAACAGTCGCATGAGTACGGTCTCAAGGCTCAGCTCGAAGCGGAGAAGGGACAGATCAAGGCAGCTCTTGCGAATATCAATGGCCGATGGGGCGTTGCAAAAGCACAGGCTTCCGGCAAAGGCGGCGGCAGTAATTCATCTTCCGGCGATAACCTCAACAGTACAGAGGCTCTTCATGTTATCACGAAGCTCATTGCCGAGAACCATAGCCCGAGCTACATCTACACGTACATGATGGATTCGCCGGGCGCCAATGTAAGCGATACCGAATTCCAGTATTATTGGAACCTGCCATCGGTACAGCAGTATTTCCACGCGGTGCAGGGCGCGGATGCGGACCCGAGTTACAGCTACATTGACAGCAGTAACGAGAATGGATAAGGAGGCACACCTATGGGGCTGAATGGAAAACAGCTTTTAGAAAACTTCAAAGAGGATGAGGCGTATGGCAATACGACATACACGCCGCCAGACGATAGTTCCGATGATGACAATGGGGATAATGCATGGAAATATATCTCTGCTGGTGACATTAGCGGCTTAGCTGATTATACAAACCGAAACTATAACTACCGCACCATTCCGTTCCTCGGTCAGATTGTAGGCCATGCGGCAGACGCAGCAACGCAAGGTGTAGCAGATGCCGCACAGTTTGTAGGAGCGCAGGGGGTTGGAGATTACCTCAATGAGAAGGCACAGGAAGGAGAGGCAGAACTTCCGGCTATGTCTACGCCAGAACTCTCTCTTGCTTATTTGACAGACCCGAACGGCCTCGCGTCCGCGTTTGGTATGATGGCTGGCTCAATGCTTTCTACGGCACCTGTAGCCGCTATTGCACCTGAACTTCTTCCGGCACGTGCAGCCATGGCCCTTTCAAAAGTACCAAAGGCGCTTTCTGCCGTCCCGAAGATTGGTGGTGCGCTGGAGGAAATGGCGCCGATGGCTGGACGTTTTGCCCTCACCGGTCCGATCGAGGCTATGATGGAAGGCGGCAATACCGAGCGTGAAATGCTTCAAAACGGCGCAACACCAGAAGAAGCGCGGCAGGCTGCTTGGAACGTGTTTGGCGAGAATGTCGGACTCTTGACCGCAACCAATGCTCTTGAAGGTGGTCTGCTCGGCAAGATCAAGATCAAGACGCCGCACTTCTCGAACCCTGTTGTGAATACGGCAAGCCGTGTAGCCGGGTATGTGCCAACAACAGCGGCTGAGATGGCATTGCAGGGATATGAAGAAGGCGCACAGCAGGGTATTCAGAACGGTGTAGAAGGGGAATCACCCAATACCGCAAACCAGATTCTCAACCCGTTCGCATGGACGGATGACCAGTGGGATGCGGCTAAGCTGGGGGTAGCCGGTGCGGTTCCTCTTATGGGCGCCATGGGCGCTATCCGTCACTTCGGAAATAGAGGAGATAATGGCAGTACGGCGGCGGATTCACTTCTCGATCAGGCACAGGATGATATCGACAGCATCACTTCCCAGGCCGCTCAGCAGAGTGTTATACAGTCGGCGCAACAGGATATGGAGAACAATCCGTACACCGCTCCCACGGCTATGCAGGATACGTCCTACGAGGCTCCATCTGATACATCCTCTGGTTCTTCTTACGACGCTTCGGCGCTCGAAGGCGACCCGCAGTACACGGTATCTGGTGAAGTATCCAGCACAGATGTAACACCGCTCACAGACCAGAAGATGCGTCTCCTCGATTCTGCGTACTACAACAAATATGGCCAGCACCTTTTTGTTACGTCGATGAAGCGCAACGGCGATGGCGGCAGCTGGCACGACAGTGGGCAGGCGTTCGATACGGCTGACGACAACCTCGAAAACAACAAGGAAGCGCGAGATTGGCTCATCAGTGAGGGCGAAAAGCTTGGACTCACGCCGCTCGATGAGTACGAGCATCCTTCTGCTAACGCGACTGGTGGGCACATCCACTTCTCTGACCACGGCGAACCAATTCCTGACGGCATCCGTGTTGGTGAATCGGACTCCGATATGGATGATAGCGATATGGATGACAGCACGGGCGGTGTAGATTTGTCGAATCTGCCAGTCGGCGACATTGCCATGGCTATCGCACAGAACACAAACCTGCCGGTCAACTTCATCTGGTCCCAGCTCTCACATGAGAGCGATGGCGGCAAAAGCAAGCTCGCCGTAGAAGATCACAATTACGGCGGTGTCAAAGGCGCGGACGGCAACTATCTCCACTTTGATAACGACCAACAGTTCATCGATTACATGTCGAACTACTATCCAAAATACCGCGAGGACGGCATCTATGACGCAAAGACGGCGGACCAGTTCGCCGAAGCCCTTCAGCACGGCGGCTACTTTACGGCAGACCTCGGCGAATACGAGGGTGGTATGCATCGCTATCTTGAGCAGGCTGGCCTTTCTCAGGACGCCATGTCTAGTGGCAAGGCTCGTCGAGCAAGCCGCAAGGGCGGCGACAACACAAGCAGTACGCCTGACCTCTCCGGCTCGTTCGAGATTAGTGCAGACGACCCTGCTATGGACAGCATGTTTGCATCGTTCGCGAAGGATTGGCAGAACATGTCCACGGACGCCAACGAGATTAACTTCTTCGGCGACATGTTCAACAGTCGTAACAAATTCAAGGCAACGGAAGAAAACAAGCAGGCTATCCTCGACAACTATGGCGATGCGTTCCGCCAGTACGTGCAGGAGAATCAGCCTCAGACAGCGCAGGCACCGGCACAGCCGAAACAGGCGCCGCAGCCGCAGCACATCGAGATGCAGACGCCGAACCTACAGACGATCACAACCCCAAAGGTGGAGGCAACTACTATCCAGAATGTTCTTTCCTCGTTCGTACAAGACAAGAAGAATGTAGCTCGCACGGAACAAGAGGCAAACCTGTTTGATGACATGCTTGATGCTGATGATCACTTCATTGACACGCCAAAGAACCGTCAGACTTTGCTAAAAAACTACGGGGCACAGCTCCAAGATTATGTGGATGATGCGATGACGCCTAGTCTCACTGATCGTGTAAATCAGGCCATCGAACAGGCGGTGCAGAATAAAGACCTCAACCGCATGAACACCTTGACTCAGGCGAAACAGGCGAATGATACGGCCGCACTGGAAAAGCTCGTCGGCCCACAGACAAAGCAGCATGTCGATATTGCTGCGATGCTTACGCCTGCTAATACGGATATGAAGAATCCTGTCAGCTCTACGGTGCAGGCCAACGCGCCGGTGTACCAGACAGCTACGATGGAACATCAGGCACCACAGACCGAGGTAGCTTCTACGGTGCAAGGCAATGTTCCAGTAAATCAGGTAGCTGCTACGGAAGATGAACAAAAGGCGTTCCGCAAAGCTGGCCTTGTCTACCGCGACTCCAACTATAACGGTACGGAGCGCGTCAAGACAGCACCACTCTACGAAGAGGGAGACCGTCGTATGAATGGCGGTAAGTCCGAAACAAAGGTGAAGGCGCAGACGGCTGGCAAAGCTGACAAGTACAAGAAGGACGCTGAAAAAATCTATCTTCGCTTCAAGTCTGGAAAGTTTTCGACAGAGGATTCCATCAAACAGCTCAACAACCTCAAGAAGAAAGCGACGAGCGACAAAGCTCTTTCCGATGAAGATAGGGCAGACGTTATTACTGAAGCCGACAAGCATATCAATCGCATCAAACCACAGAAGGAGACGAAGGAACATGAGACTCAGAAGCACAGCAGTAAGACCTCCAAGACCACGCAGAGTGGCAAAGCCGAAGGATATCCGCATCAAGACGCCGAACCTGAAAAAGGCCACGCAGATGCAGAAGAAAGTAAAGTAAAAACATCTTCACATTTTGACACGAGCGACTTCAAGCACACGAAGACCGGCACGATGATTCCTGCCGCGAAGATCATCAACAAGGTTGATGCAGATACCTACAAGGCTATCAATGTCATTGCCAAGAAGCACGGTGGCTACTACAACCGCTACGCGAAGCGTTTCCTTTTCAACAAGGGTGGCGCAGATGGGCGCGATGCGTTTGTTGAAGAAGCAGAGCGTAGCGTATTCAACAGCGCAGACAGTGGCACGAAGGAAAGCACCCCCTCTAAGAGCGATACTGCAACGAAACGTCAAGATAAAACAGCCAGCAAGGTTAAAAGCGATAACCAAGAAGTAGCCCAGAAAGAGCAAAAGCCGCTTGATGTGAAGCAGATTCATGAAGCGAGCAAAGAGGCATCAATAGGCGAGCCTATCCACGGTATCAAAGGCACCGAAACAACGGTTGTAACAGACAGCGGCAAGGAAATCCGTGTGCGTTATCTCGTTGTCCCGGCGTCGCGTGTCATCACGTCGCACGATGCGAAGACGATGGCGCCGAACAAGGAGTATCCGCAGGAGCTTCAGCCGCGCGATCGTCAGCGCGTGTCCATGCAGGAGCAGGTCACGTCGATGGCAAACGAGCTTCGCCCTGCCGATCTCGGCGCAGGCCGCAACCTCAATCAGGGTGCACCTATCATTCGCAAGGATGGCGTCGTACTCAACGGCAATGGCCGTGCTATGGCTATCCAGAAAGCTACGGCGGCGGGCGGCGACAAGGCAACAGCCTACCGAAAATACATCTTCGAGCACTCGAAAGAGTTTGGCCTTTCAAGGGTGAACCTTGCTCAGGCGCGCAAGTATATGCTTGTCCGGGAGGTGGTAGACGATATCGACGCGGACACGATGCAGGATATCATCGGCAGTACAGCTGGCGGTTCCCGCATGGGCGCGAGCGAGCAGGCAAAGGCGGACGCGAAGAAAATCAAGCCGCGTGATCTGGAACGCTATATCGATAACGAGCAGGGCGACCTGACAACGGCGGCAAATCAGGATTTTGTAGCAGATATCCTCTATCGCATCGTCGGCAAGAACGAGCGCAACGCATACACGGATGAGCACGGGAACGTCAATGCCGACGGCATCCAGCGCGTCAAGCGTGCGCTTTTCTCACTTGCCTACGACGATGACGGTCTCATTGACAAGATGGCTGAGAGCACGGATGACAATATCCGCAATGTCTCTCGCGGCCTGATGAACGCGGCCCCTGCATTTGCTCGCGTCAATCTCGCTGTCGCAGACGGTCAAGCTTATCAGTACAATGCCGATAAGACTGTATCCGAAGCAGTCAAGCGTCTCGATGCACTCAGGAACGAGGGCAAGCCGGTCAAGGACTATCTCAACGAGCAGAGCATGTTCAGCGAGTATCAGGACACGGACGAGGTGCGCGAGGTGCTGCGGTTCCTCGATGAGAACAAGCGCAGCGGAAAGAAAATCGGCATCTTCCTTAATGACATGGCCCGCTCTATTTTGGAGCAGAGGAGCCCGAACCAGACGTCTCTGATGGACGGCGGCCGCGCAACGCTTGGTGAGATCATCAAGGCCGCAGAGCGTGTAGCACGTAACGGCACGACGGCGGCAAGCCTCTTTGGCAACGAAGAAGGGAGTCACGTTGATGTAGCGAGAAGCAAGGCCTCCGTTCAGGGTGACTTGAAAAAAATCGGTAAACGTGTTGTATTCCTGCCGGATAACTCACTTACATCTCGCGAGAAAGGAATCAAGGAATTTGGCGAAAAGATGGGACTCAAGGTCGTGTTCTTTGAAGGCCCGTCGAATCTTCACGGCATGTACGAGAACGGTGTGAGCTTCATCAACCGCAGTTCTTCTACATCTGCGCCGTGGACGTTCTGGCATGAAACGTTCCATTGGCTCCGCCATAACAATCCAGAGCTTTATCGCCAGATGGTCAGTTATATCGGCAAGAAGCAGGCATTCTCATCGGAACAGTTGCAAGCATACCGTGACAAGACAGGGCGTCAGGCACTCTCTGATGCGGATGTCATCGAGGAGATGCTTGCTGATGCAATGCCGGACGTGCACAAGCGCGTCTCGCTTTTCCGCAATCTTGGTAAAGCAGATGCGCCTTTGTTGCAGCGTTTTGTTGGATGGCTGCGCGATGCGATGCGTGCATTCCATGATGCGCTCACAGGCAGGAAGGCTGGACTCAGCGAGACACAGAAGGCTGCCATGCGTGATGCCTTGGCCAATATTGCGGCAGACTTACGCGACAGCAACGGTAAGCACATTTTTAAGGTCAGCGGTGCAGAGCGCGAGATCACAGCGGCAGATGGAACGAAGCTTTCTTATCCAGCTAGATTCTCTGGCAAGCAGGAAACGCCAACTATCTTCACCGCAGAAGACAGGCTCAAGGCTGACAAAAAGGCTTGGAAGGGAACGCTTCGTAAGGCATGGAAAGGCGATATGCCAGACACGACTATGCTGCCTGTAATGCAGACGCCGTTGGTGCTTAAGCTGGTTGGTGCGCCGGATTATCCAATGGTGATGCGGCAGAGCAAGCTGATGAAAATAAAAAAAGATCATCCAGAAGTGACAAAAGCAATCCTGAACGAATTGCCGTCATATCTGGCTGATCCTATGATTATTTTCAAATCGTCTACGGTATCAGGGCGACTTGTCGTTGGAACGGAACTGGAGGATGCAAGCGGGGCAAACATTATTGTTCCTATTGAACTCAACTCCAAAGATGGCCGTATGGATGTTAATGTCATTACATCGGCATACGGAAAAGGAACCCAGCAGTCTGGAACAAATATCGCATGGTTTGTTAACAATATCCAAGCAGGGAATGCCGTATATATAAACAAAAAACAGGCCGCTGACTTCTACCAGTCCGCCGGGCTCCAATTGCCCATGGAGGGTAGAAGGTTCAACGACCTCTTTGGCTCTAGTATAAAGACTGACGCCGATTTAGTCAAGAGTCGCCGAGAAAATCCTGTCCGCTATTCTCTCGACGCGAACGACAATAGCACACCGTCTCTGTTCACCCGTGCATACAACCATCTCACAGGACGCAAGGACGCCGCGTCACATGATAAGAATGTCAAGGCAATGCTGGAAGACATCACGAAAATGCGAATCCGCTTTGGCAAACTCGACCCCGCGACAGAAATCGTGTTCAAGAAGTTCGAGGGCGTCATTCGTGCTCGAAATGCGAATGAGTGGGAGAGAGTGCTGCCGGAAGCTGGACGCGCTATTGCGGACAGGCTCCAGCTCCAGCCGAGTAATGCGATGGATAACTACATCGCGAAGTGGCTTCTGGATGAGGCGGGCAACGACAACAGTCAGGAAGCCACAACATTCAAGGCTGCACTCAAGAATGATGCTGTCCTGAGTGACCAGCTCGTCGACTTGAAAACGCTCTTCAATGAGCGCAACAACCGCGAGGCGGATGAGGTCGTGCGCAGCGCCATTCAGTACGAGAAGCCGAAAGAACGCACGACGCTTACTAAAGCATGGCAGAACTTCTACGATGAAATGGTCGAAGAACTCGGCCCTGTCAAGCGTATGGTCGAGCAGGTGCAGAAGAAGAGTGGGCAGGAGCTTGCCACGTCGGTCAACCCGTATATCGCACTCCGTCTCTTCCGTGGCAACGCTGGACGCGCTATGACGATGATCGAGGGGCAGAGTGAGGTCGCCGTCAAGGCACTCCAGACGAATTACCCGGGTGTCAACTTCAATGGCTTCAAGACCTTGCATATGATTCTGGACGAGTGCGGCGCTCTCCATAACGAAAAGCGCATGAAGGATTTCCTCGCCTTTGCATTGGCCTGCCATGTAAAGGACATCCATGCACGCAACAACCGTATCCGCAAGAGCCAGCAGCGCCTTCGTGACAAAATTGCTGACTTGAATGATAAAATCAATAATCTCCCTGAGTATCAGCAACTCATTGAAAGTGATAAGAAGGTTGACGATAAGTATCAAGAGCAAAGAGAGGCCTATCAAAAAGAGATTGAAGGATACCAGGCGAAGATTGACAAAGCTGAGAAGACCATCATGGAGGTCCCTCGCACTGAAGACGGCCTTTCCCTCACGAAAGAGCGCTGCGACGAGGTCATAAAGAAGTTCCGTGATGAATACGGCGATGCACAGCAAGACCTTGTCCGCTTCTCGAAAGTGACGACGGCCATTCTTTACGATGCTGGCGTCATCAGCAAGAAGCGCTACAAAGAGCTGCAAGACAGCTGGCCAAACTACATCCCGATGTTCCGTGTCTTCGAGGACAATGAGGACGTGGACTTTGGCGACAGCCTCAAGCACATGCATGGCTCGACGCGCCGCATCATCAATCCTCTTGACTCCATCATCCGCAACACGTATGACTTCGTCAAAAAGGCTGAGAAGAACAAAGCTCGTCAGCTTCTGGCTGATCTCACACGCATCTCTGATGTCGGTGAGTACATCGAGGAAGTCGATAACTTAAAGCCGAACGACAAGACGACAATCACTTTCTACGAGAACGGCGAACGCAAGTATTTGCAGACTGACCCGGATATCGTGAAAGCTGTCAACAACATGGGGCGCGAGGAGAGCAACTGGGTGCTTCGCTTGCTTCATGGTCCGGCAAAGATTGCCCGTGCTTGCTTCACGACGATCAACCCGTCGTTCGCGCTCCGCAACCTCATTCGCGATTCGACGGATGCTACTATCTATAGTAAGTACGGCTTCAAGCCTTGGGACTTTGTGCGAGGCTTCCTGCACGCTGTTCATCGAGACGAGCTGTTCTACGAATGGCTGTCTTCTGGAGCAGCGCAGGCCAGCGCTATCTCGCTTGACCGCGACTACACGCAGGCTACGCTGAACCAGATGTCGAAGACATGGAAAGAACGGCTGCTCTCAAAAGAGTTCCTGCCAGCCATCCTCGAAGGTATGCAGATGGTCGGTGAGTATTCTGAGTACGGCACACGCATCGCTGCCTATGAGCGAGTAAAGAAAACGCTGGCGGGCGAGAACGGCCCACACCCAGCAGCTTATGACCTCGTTTCGTCGGCGCTTGAGAGCCGCGATTTGATGGACTTCGCGCGTGGTGGACGTGGCAGTCGTTACTTGAATAACGTTGTTGTCTTTGCCAATGCGTCCATTCAAGGCTTCGATAAGTTCTTCCGAACATTCGACTTCCGCAAGCCGTATCGTAAGGAATCCATGAAGGCGCTTGCACGTCTCTTCCTCTGCGGTATGCTGCCCGCTCTGTTACTCGCCGGCATCCATTCTGGCGATGACTGGTGGGAAGAGCTACCGGATTGGCAGAAGGAGACAAACTGGATTCTCGGCAAGGTCGGTAATACGATCATCCGCATCCCGAAAGGACAGGATATCGGTTTGCGCTTCTTCTCGAATCTCATTGAGAAAGCAATGGATAGGAGCAAGCATAAAGCTGGCGACTACTTCAGACCTGTTTGGGATTCACTGCCAGACATGATTCCGACGGCACTCTTACCAATCATCGAAGCAACGGCAAATCACAGTTACTTCACGGGCGCTCCGGTCGTGCCGAAGTACCAAGAGAAACTTCCAGCATATCTCCAGTTTGGCAATGAGACTTCCAGCTTTGCAAAGTTTGTTGGCAAGGTCATCGGCGTATCACCGCGTAAGGTCGAGCACGTCCTGTTCGGCTACACGGGCAATATGGGCAAAGGACTGCTTGGCGTGTATGATACTATCGTCGGCAACCAGAGCCTTAACACGAACCTGAACGAAGCGCCTGTCATCAGCGGCTTCACGGCTATACCGTACAAGCAGAGCAAGACGGTCAACGACTTCTATGATAAGTTCGACGAGCAGCAGCGCCTCAACGAGGAGTTCAAGCTCACAAAGAAAAAGCCGGATGGATATGACCCATCGCTCTACAAACGAATGACAAAGGCACAGCAGGAGCTGTCCAAAATCAACAAGCAGGAACGTGCAGCTATTGATGACCCGAAGAGGGATTCGGGTATCCGTGAGCAGAAGCAGCTCGGCTACCAGCAACAGCGCCTCTCCGTAGTCAGGAGAGTCATGGGCCAATAAACACTACATCAAGATCAATGTGCAAATTTTGCACATTGATCTTTTTCTATAATGGAGGTAAGCATGAATAAAGGACCGCCGGGCATACCGGCCGCATATCTTATCTACTATACGAGGTATAAACATGACAGTAAATGATGCAGCTATGATCGTCTCGATCACGGCGACGTGCGGAGGCATCTTCTATAAAGTCTGCCTCTCTCCACTGGAGAGGAGCATTGATAAATTGTCACGGCTCATCGACGAGCAATCCGACATGATTTCTAATGACCGCGTGAAGATTGCGGAAGTCGAGTCATCTTGCAGCTCGGCACACCATCGCATCGACCGCCTTGACCGTATCGTTGACGAATGGAAGGGGGATAGGCGATGAAAGATAAGATTGTACGCTTCTCACGGTGGGCACAGAAGAATTGGCTCGCCCTTGTGATCTTCTTGTCCGTACTCATGATGCTCTTCCTGTGCGCCGTGATGTTCTCGTGGCTCTATGGATACTGGAGCAATGCACTCAGAGGCACGCGCTTTGAGCTGGCGTCGTGCTGGACTGGCATTACGGTCGTTGGCACTGGCATTGCCGGTATTGTTGGCTTAGGAAAGGCAGCTTGCTGGACAAAGTACGGCATGGACTCGCGGTACAATAGCGAACAGGGCAAGCCTTACATCAGTAACGTTGCAAGCGCTGTGAATGGCGCAGAAAGGAAAGGTACAGTACGATGAGATATGGTATTGATGTTTCGGAGAATAACGGCCCGATTGATTGGGAGGACGTGCGCGAAAGCGGCTGTGATTTTGTCATTGTCCGTTCTTCCTACGGTCTCAATAGCCGCGACGAGAAATTCCTTGAGTATGTCAACGGCGCTCATGCGGCTGGCTTGCAGTGTGGCGCGTATCATTATGGCTATGCGTTGACGCCACAGGAGGCCGTGCAGGAAGCAGTGAATTGCCGCACGGCTATTGCGGATGCAGGCGTACTGTTGGAACTGCCAGTATTCTACGACATGGAAGATGCAGACGGCTACAAAGCTGGTCACGGCTTCGACTTCTCGCGCGAGAACGCAACGAGTATCTGCCGTGAGTTCTTGAATCATATCCGCTTGGATTGCGGCATCTATGCGTCTAAGTCGTGGCTCGATGATCTCATTGACTGGCGTGACCTCGGCTGTGCCGTCTGGAATGCGCAGTGGATGAAGGGCGATAATCCGACTCCAGACACGAGCAATGATGACCTCGGCGGCATGATGTGGCAGTATACAAATAGGAAGCTCATTGCTGGCCGTTACTACGACGGCGATATCATTTACTGAGGTGATACTATGGAACAGGTGAAAACATGGGTGTACGCTCACCGCCGCATCGTCGGTGCTATTATCTTCGGTATCCTCGCTGTCATCGTCGCTGTGCTGCTTTTTCGTGGCTGTAAGACGGAGCCGCAGAAAGTGACCGTCGAGCCGCAGAATGAAGCACAGACAGAAACGGGCGTAGAGAAAGCGGCTGACAACGCGCAAGTACAAGTCAGCCGCCAGCAGGCACAGGACGCAGCGCAGGAGATACACTATATATACGAGCATGACACGAAGCCGGAATACACCATCGTCACGACGGGGGGAGACGTAGAGAGGCAGGCACAGGCCGCGCAGGAGCATGCTGGCGCTGACTTCTCAATCGTCGCGTCGGACGATGGCGAGAAGGCTGACGTCGCATCAATCAGCAAAGACAAGCCGGTCGAGCTGAACCAGTACAACGTGCAGGCATATAAGAAAGTGCTGCACACGGTCGAGGTGTCGCCGGACATAGAAGGTGGGCGCGGTATCGCAGAAGTCGGCTACAGCGTTTCGCACAAGGTATCCCGCGACGGCAAATATTTAGGTGTAGGCGCGTCCTACAATTTCGATAGCAACAAAGCATATGTCAAGATGACATACACGTGGTAACAACATCTTGCAATCTGTCTGAGGGCTGCCTTTTGTAGACAGCCCTCTTTTAATGTGCCATGATTTATTACAGGTTGCCGACGCTTGCCTACGGTTTGCCTACATGTTTTCAGTGGAACGCTATTTAACTCTATTTACATCAGTTTTGAAATTACTGCCAAAATGCTTCAAATATCGGCATCTTGGACGATGCAGGCGAAATTTCATTAATGCTATTTTCGCCCATTTTTTCATGACGTAAAATTATGGAATGTATCTTGTGTCATGAAAAATCCTCCTGATTCGTGTATAATAGTTATATTATACCATTTCTTCTGGAGGTTGGGAAT